AACATTCTTTCAAGCGAGATTCTTGCTGAAATCAACCGTGAAGTAGTTCGTACAATCTATTTGACTGCTACAGCCGGTGCTCAGTCTGGTGTTGCTTCTGCTGGTACTTTCGACCTTGACGTAGACGCAAACGGTCGTTGGTCTGTTGAGAAGTTCAAAGGTCTTATGTTCCAAGTAGAGCGTGAAGCTAACGCAATTGCTAAAGCTACTCGCCGCGGAAAAGGCAACATTGTAATCTGTTCTTCTGACGTAGCTTCTGCTCTTCAGATGGCTGGCGTACTTGACTATGCTCCAGCTCTTAACAGCAACAATCTGAACGTTGACGACACAGGCAACACATTCGCTGGTGTTCTTAACGGTCGCATCCGTGTCTATGTTGACCCATATGCATCTGGCAACTACATGGTTGTTGGTTACAAGGGTTCTAGCGCATTCGACGCAGGTATCTTCTACTGCCCATACGTACCATTACAAATGGTTCGTGCTGTTGGTGAAGATAGCTTCCAGCCAAAAATCGGATTTAAGACACGCTACGGCATGGTCGCAAATCCATTCGCTACAAGCGACGGTGATGGTACCATTGACACCACAAGCCCAGCTTCTGGCAAACAAAACATCTACTATCGTAGAGTTGCTATTTCAAACATCATGTAATAGCAAGAGTAGGGTTAACCTACCAAAGATTAAGGGGAGAACTTCGGTTCTCCCCTTTTTTGTTACCAAACCTTTTTATCACCGAGTTCTTCATTATAATCATAACCAGCGTGATATGCATCTATCTCAGCGTTGGTCATTTCTTCGATGGTTCTCATAGGGCTACTATAAGTGTCACCTTCAAAGACATGAGGAGAACGAATGCGGCCGTAGTATGAATCAGCAGAGCCGCGGTCAAAAGGACCTCCATGACGGTCATCGTAGTCAACTCCTTTATATTCAATCATTGACTAAACACCATAACAATAACACCAGCAGCAAGCATAGCATTTGGTAGACCAAAAATCACTTGTTTTTTTGTTATCATTCTCAGAACGAATCGCATTGATGTGTCTTTCTCTTTGTTATAAATATAATATAGCGATTCGTGGCAAAAATGTCAAGAAGTTTTTTTAAAAAAATTAAAGAAAATGGAAAAAATATGGCTCAAAATTTTCTTTCTCCAATAGGGTTTAGGTTTGCTTTACAAAGAGCTCCTAATATCGAATACTATATACAAGCAGCATCAATACCTTCTTTGACTGCTGGATTTGCCACTGTATATACGCCATTTTCAAATCTATCATTTAGTCCTGATAAATTAGAATACGGTGACTTTTCCATTACATTTCGTGTAGATGAAGATATGTCTAATTATCTTGAACTTCATAACTGGCTTATTGGCATTACCTTTCCAGATAACTTTACACAACATAACAATCTTGTGACACGAGAACAGGGCGACAACTCGGGCATTTTCTCTGACGCTACATTGACTATATTAAATTCAACAAAAAATGCGAATGTTGAAGTTCAATTTGAAGACTTATTTCCCACAACGATTTCAGACATTCAGTTAGACGTGAGAGCGTCTGATATAAATTATTCTGAAGCAACCGCAACTTTTCGATATAAAAGGTTTACAGTTAGCGTAATTTAGTGTATAATACACAAAAATGGAGTTTATAATGAAGATAGCCAAAAATTTTGTGCTTGGTGGAGAAATCATAAAAAACAATGAGACCTATATGCTCATTGATAATAAAGATTTGAGTCGCACAATCGTCAGTAGCACTCTTCTACATCCAAAACAAACGACTCGTGGCCACAGCCATGCTGGACAAGAAGAAGTCTATATCTTTGTCCGTGGCAGTGGGTTTATGTATATCGATGAAGATCAATTTCCCGTGACTGAAGGCGACATCATCACGGTACACGATGGCGAGTTTCATCGTGTCTCCAATCCAAACGATAAAGAACTATATTTCATATGTGTTTTTGAAGGTGAAAGGAATCATTAACTATGACTGTACATTATGTGTTTGATGTTGACGGTACGTTGACGCCAAGTAGAAGTGAGATTGACCGTGAGTTTGAAAAGTGGTTCTACTACTTTACAGACCAAAACAATGTGTATTTCGTTACAGGCTCTGATAGAGTCAAGACGATAGAGCAAATCGGCATACCATTATACTTCTCAGCAAAGAGAGTGTATAACTGCTCTGGTAATGAAGTATGGGAGAAAAACAAAATCGTTCGTCAGAATGATATACGTATGCCTATCAAACTCCTTGCTGAACTCAAAGATATATGTTCAAATAGCAAGTTTCCCACTAAAACAGGTAATCACATAGAAACTCGTATGGGTCTCGTAAACTTCTCTACGATTGGCAGAAATGCTACGAAAGAAGAACGAGCGGCATATGTAGAGTTTGATAAGATACACCAAGAGCGTAATCGTATTGCTCATGACTTATCTAAGAAGTTTGGTGATTATCAGTTTCAGGTCGCTGGAGAGATTGGTATTGACATTATCGAGAAGGGTAAAGATAAAGCACAAATCATAAAAGACTTCGATGCTGAGAATGACTATATTGTGTTTTTCGGAGACACTACATATGAAGGTGGAAATGATTATCCACTTAGAAAAGCGATTGAAGACAACAAACTTGGCACAACATATCAAGTTGATGGATGGCAACATACATGGGAGATATTAGAAAATGAGAGTTGGCTTTACCGCATCGGCGTTTGATTTACTTCATGTTGGGCACCTTCTTATGCTCAGAGAATGTAAAACATACTGTGACTATCTTATCTGTGCTCTACAAGTTGATCCGACAATCGACCGTCCAGAGAAGAATAAACCGATACAATCATTAACAGAAAGACACATACAACTATCTGGTGTTAAGTATGTTGATGAGATTATTCCATATTCTACTGAAGCAGAACTAGAAGATTTGCTTATTCATTTACCAATAAATGTAAGGTTTATTGGTGAGGAGTATCACGGTAAAACATTCACTGGTAGTAAAGATACACACTACAAATTTATATACAACAGACGACAACACAATTTCAGTTCTAGTGAATTAAGACAAAGAATATATGATAGTGAAAATAAAGTTAATAGTTCTGGCTTGTTAATAGAAAATCCTATACATATGTACGATGAATATTCAGATGAGGTGGGTTGTTAATGTTTAAATTAACTCAAGGGCAAGTGTTACTTGCTGTTTGGCTTGCTATGGCTGCAATTTTAATAAAGCATTGGATTATTTTATGAATCTTGATGATATACATTTAGAATGGGAAAAAGATACGGATATAGATCCATCTAATCTCACGGAAGAGTCAAGGAAAATACCAAAGCTCCATGCTAAGTATTATCGGTATTATACATATGAGCATGGAGTCAAACGTAAACTTGAAGCCGATTTGAAACGTCTTTATGTTTTAAGAACAGAATGGTATGACGGCTCGATGGCTGAAGAAGACTTAAAAGAACTTGGTTGGGAGCCATGTCTCAAACGTATACCAAAGGGATATGTTAAGGACACACTCGAAGCAGATTCTATGATTATTAAGATGAAGTTAATGATTGGTGACCAAGCAGAAAAAGTCGAATTATTAGAGAATATAATTAGAAGTGTTAACAATCGTGGATACACAATCAAGAACATGATTGACTTCGAACGATTTAGGACAGGTGCTATGTGATGTGGAGAATATGGAAATATGCTCTTGGTAGTTTCAGCGATGATAAGACTGAGCCATATGATAACAGAGTTGCGATAATTCGTACATTTTGGGTATTCGTTCATCTCACTACTTGCGCCTTCATTATCATAGGCAACGGTAGGGTATTAGGTTTTTGGTAGACACAGTAAGAATTGAAAAAGTCAATGAGGTGTATCTTCGTGTAGACGCTGAAGCATCTATCATCATGGAAATGTCAGATTATTTCACATTTGATGTTCCTGGTGCCAAGTTTTCTCCTCAATACAGAGCGAAGTATTGGGACGGTAAAATACGTCTGCTGAACAACATGACTCGTCTTCTTTATGCCGGTCTACTTCCATATGTAG